TACCATTACCTTCATACAATACTTTCATATCAACCTCCTTATGAACTATTTTACGATTCTATGTACTATCTTACGATTAGTCTATGAACTATCTTATGATTCTATGGACAAAATAATGAACAATAGTACATAAAGACAAATAGATATTGACACATACTATTCTTTCGCTCTTAAATACAATTGCCATCGCAACAAGAGAGTTGTGAGCAAGGCTCTATAGATAGATTATCTAACCTTCAAGTACATGTACAATAATATAAGAATGAATTTCAACCATACTTCACCATTCTATCACTGCATTAGAATATGTCAAACATAATTTCATTCGTACCTCATACTTATTTCACTGCATAGATTCATAATTATGATCGTACTTCACAGATTTATTGCTGCATAGACAGATATACAAACACTATTTTGACCAAAGCTCGGTACTTTATCACTGCATATATATAGAGGGGTATATAAATATGAGAGAAAAAAAGAAAAATACAGAGCTTCACGTGTTAAGTTTTTTTCATGACAACTTTTTACCTAAAAAATGGATCATTTTGACCCTGTGTATAACCTGTGTATAACTTGTGGATAACTATTTGCTGTTGGATTATCCTGCTATATCTCTTATCGTAAGATATTACCATAGAGATATAGGCAATAAAATAAATGAACAATCGTAACTCATGTTACTTGTTATCTATTCTGTTACGTGCACAATAGTAAATGGGTAGTGGATACCTTTTCATAACTTATGTTTTTTGACATATCCACAATGGCAGGATTGAGAATCAGAAAAACACGATAAGGAGTCGTGTTGAGTTACTCATTTATTTTACCCTCCCATCTACCCGATATATTATTTATAAGGAAATTACCATGTTATCCGAAAAACTCGCAGAATTAGTACAGATCAACAAAGACGATCGTACATTGTCCCGTGTTAGCAAATTGACAAAGGATGATTTGAAACCACATAGTGAAGAAATCAAGGCGCTACGGTTGCGTATCCGCTCTATTGTACTTCCCAAAAAAGGCAAGAACGGACAGCCTATTCAATTCCCTTCTCCCTTATATGAAAAAGTTGTGAATGCTAAACGTGAACTAACAAAGCCGGGAATTGGTTATCGTCTTTATATTGTATCCTTACAGTCCGATGTACTCGACACCATTGACGACGCCGACGACTACGCCGACGTTCTGATATGGGAAAGAGAGAGCTTGTAGCATGACTATACAACAAGCTTTTCAAACGCTATGTAATCTCAAACTTGGAGACCGTTTCATATTCGATAATTACGTTGTCAGGCATCTGTATGGTACACAATACCAGATCAAGCAGACCATTTATCGACCGGTAGGAAGTAAAAATAAGTACGGTCGGTACAAATGGGAGTTAGTTACTACTAAGTCTCTGCTAGGTACTGTTATGATTGCCTTGTTTCTATCTACGGCAAGACCACAAGCGGAAGGTTCTACAGTCAAAAGGAATTGTTTTTATGCTGATAAGACAATAGCCGGAAAACAAGAGAAATTTCTGGAATACCTCCAGAGCTTGAAGGAAGGCGCAGAGTTTGGAGACGAGCTGGCATGTGACAGGATAGAGCATTACACCGAGCTTTACGGTTCAATAGACTTAATCATTGAGGACTTAGAACAGGGAGTGTATAACTATTCTAACACTTCCGGAGGTAATCAATTTAAGCAGCTGGTATCTGATAATATCTATCAGAGCATGTTTGGAACCGCTTCGAGTATTGCTAACAAGTAGCACACAATTGACAAGTGACCCGTACACACGGGTAATACTTATAAGGTGGATAGAATGAATAAACTTATACATAGGTTATTTTACAGGATATACAGTAGAATACATTATAAACTTGAAGGAATAAGATTAGGACAAGCTTTGAACATGGACGATAGAATGGAGTTGAATAGATATAGAAGAAAGTATCCCAAAGGATAATAAGAATAGCCACTCGAAAGAGTGGTTTTTTTATGCTCTAATGATAACAATGCTATTATAAGATATTACAATTCAATAATGAGATAGCACTATCTTGCTATCCTGCTGTTTGTGGATAACCTGTGGATAACTTTTGATACACGGTGTAACATAAAATATATGCGACAGAATGACACATGCTTAACATGCGAATGGTTTTAAGAAACGGTATCGCTCGTCACCATTAAGTTCGACAGTCTCAAAAAATTTGAAAAAAAACGGGTTAGTAGTTTGACACAGGGTAATAAGGGATGTAGTGTAGGGGATAGGGGGATAGTGGAATGGCTAAGAAGAATGTAGTAAAGGAAGCGATAGACAGGATATTTGAAGCAGAGGTTATGAAGTTACCGAAGTATAAGAATCTTCCGGAGGGTCAGAAGGCGGTATTCAAGGGGAAGTTTTTAGAATACATGATGCAGGACATAGCGACAGATTTTATGGTAAGTGATGATGTAAAGATGAAGTTAGATATCTTACGGTTCTTTGCTGACTATAGTGGACACAAACCAAAGGTAGAGATCGGTAGTGTGGTTCCGGACAATCCGTATGAGCATTTCACGGTAGCAGAGCTTGAGCTTGAAGAGCAAAGGATGATCAGTGATGGAGCTTAACCAAAGGGCTGAGCGATTAAATCAGTTACGGTTGTTGAGGATACAGAAAGGTAAGAAGAGTTTTTGGGACTACTGTAAGCTCACGTCTCCTGATTTTTACTTTACTGATCGGGTACATTTAAAGTTATTGTGTGACAGTTTACAGGCATTTCACGAGAACAGGATCGTAAGATATGGCAATGGACCGTGGGTTATCATAGACTGTGAAGGGATAGGGCTTGATGTATGTAAGCAATTATACATTATGATGCCACCGAGACATGGTAAGACCCGGACATTGACGAAGTTTTGTGAATGGACATTAGGAAATAACCCGATATATAAGTATATGTACACCTCATACAACGATGATACTGCAGGTGATACGAGTAGATTCATACGAGATGGGATTTCTGCAGAGAAGATAGACCCTTCTGAATACATCTTTACTGATTTCTTTGACGAAAAACTCCAAGCTGACAACAAAGCTATATCGAAGTGGGCGCTTGACGGACAGTACTTCAACTTCATCTCTGCCGGGAAAGGTGGGTCGGTAACGAGTAAGGGATGTGATACGCTTATCATAGACGATCCGGTAAAGAACGCAGAGGAAGCGTTAAACGATAACGAGAGCAAGAAAACCTGGAAATGGTTTACTGATACCTTGTTAAGTAGGATGGAAGAGGGTGGAAAGACTATCATAAACCACACTCGTTGGCCGAGAAGAGATCTTATACAGCGATTAATGGATCATTACCAGCAGAAAGGGCATAAACCTTACTACTCTTTGGTCATGCCTGTCTATAATGTAGAGAAAAAAGAGATGCTTTGTCCTACCTTAATGAGCTATACTACCTATCTTGAGCGTATGGATCTCACTGATGTGGATGTATTTAGTGCAAATTACCAGCAGAATGTGAAGGATACCAAGGGCAAACTGTACCGAAACTTCATGGTATACACCCACATTGATGATTACAAAGATGATACCGATGGTGCAATGATAGAAGGATGGACAGACTATGCTGATACCGGTACAGATTTCTTTGCTGCTATTATCGGTCCGACGTTTTCTACTGATGCAGGATCCTCTATGTTGATCAAGGATATTTTCTATACACAAGATGATGTTGAAGCCTATCGAAGTACTTATGTTGACTGGTTGATAGCAAATGACGTTGACAGGATGAAGATAGAGTCTAATAATGGGGGAAAGGGGTTTGGTCTGTATGTTGAGGATCAGATTATCAGGCGTGGTGGAAAAACAGTAATCGAATGGGAACTGAATTCTTCTAATAAGCATACGAGAATAATTACGAACAATGCACAAGTACAAACTAAGCTGATTTTTCCCAAAGACTGGGCTTCACGATGGCCTTTGTTTCATGAACACCTTACCAGTTATCAACGTAGTGGTGGAAATGAATACGATGATGCCCCTGATGTATGTACTATGGCGGTGATAGATCTTGAGGATGGAGGGGTAATAGTATATGGGTAGCTTTAGACTATTTGGCAGAGAGATCACCCGGGAAGGTGGTGTTTTAACGATACAAAAAACAGGAACATTAGCAGAGAGATCTACATTAGCATTACTCAATGGTCCATTTGCTGAGGATCAAGGGAAGGGAAATGTAAAGAATCATATCTGGGTACATAATTGTGTAAACGTGCTGATGCGTTGTGTTATGCGTGGAGATTACAAACTGTATAACAACGGGGTACAGGGTCCAACTCCCTTTGATGATATCTTTGACGAGACCGGGGGTAACACTCCTTCTTCTACTTTGTTTATGGAAACTGCTATGTGGTGGTGGTGGGAAGGAGAATTCTTTTGGGTATGGGAGAAAGGTTTCATGGCTCCTGACCAGATTACCGTCTTAGATCCACGGAAAGTCTACACCAAGAAAGAGAACGGAGAAACTAAGTACTATTTTACTACCGGAAAGGGTGAATACGTACAATTAATGAAGGGTCAGTTCTTACATATCAAACTTCCCAACATTTATAACCCCGAACGTGGGGTATTTCCTTTGTATGCTGCTGGCATGAGTCTATTAAAACAGGACAAATTGATCACTGATGGTCACTTAGATGCCTTACGTTCCGGTGCAGTTCCGGATGTGCTGATCAAAAACAAACTTAGATTGACCGAACCGCAAGCTGCACAGGCTATCAAGTACTGGAATAGCTCGTATAACAGACCCAGTGGTGGTTCAAGGGTAGCAGTTCTTGGTGGTGGATCTGATGTGCAGGTACTTTCTCAGGACTTAATCAAGTATATAGATCTGATGGACTGGAATAGATCAGCTATTACCGCTGCGTATGGAATTCCCTTGAAGGTGCTCAACGCTGAGACAGGCAAGACTGCGTTATCCGGGAAAGATAGTAACGAACAGTATCGTGCGTTATTCTCACAGACCATCATCCCGCAACTCAAATATTGGAGCGGAGAGATCAATAGACAGTTCTTCTCTGCTCTTGGCTATCGTGATGTCTCTGGAGAGTTCGACTTATCGAACGTAGCAGAACTGCAAGAGGACACCATTAAAGTACATAAGATGGAAAATGAAGATATAGTTACCGGTGTAGTAACTATTAATGAGATTAGAGCAAGGCGTGGTCAAGACCCAGTAGATTGGGGAGATAAACCACCTGTAAATAAACCAAAACAAGGAGTGGAGGAATGATAACAGTAAAATTATTAGGACACGAAAAGCAGTTGAGCTATGATATTAGCTGTAGAGAAGAAGGGATTAGGATATTCAAGGATATATCTAAAGACAATGTGATTCAAGATCC